AGATGGAGGCGCTGACGGAGAAGGCCAAGGAGACGGGACTGACCACCGTATACACCGCCCAGGAGAGCGCCCAGGCCATGTACTACATGGCCATGGCGGGCTGGGACGCCCAAGAGATGCTGGACGGCATGAGCGGCATGGTGAACCTGGCCGCCGCCGCCGGGGAGGACCTGGCGGAGGTGTCCGACATTGTGACGGACAACCTGACCGCCTTCGGGCTGAAGGCCAGCGACACGGCCCATTTCGCGGACGTGCTGGCCAAGACGGCGGCCAACTCCAACACCAACATCTCCATTATGGGCGATACGTTCAAATCCTCCTCTGCCCTGGCGGGGGCGCTGGGCTACTCCATCGAGGATGTGTCCGTGGCTGTGGGCCTGATGGCCAACAGAGCCACGAAGGGCACCCGAGCGGGAACGGCCCTGCGGAACATCTTCAACGGGTTCGTGGAGGGCATGACCCTGACGGGACAGTCCTTCGGTGAGGTGGAGGTGTCCGCCGTCAACGCCGACGGGAGCGTCAAGAGCTTTATGGAGACGGTCCGGGTGCTGCGGGAGTATTTCTCCCAGATGACCGGGGCGGAGAAGATCGAGAACGCCTACGGGATCGCGGGTATGCGGGGCTACAACGGCCTGCTGGCGATCGTGAACGCCACGGACGAGGACTTCCAGAAGCTGTACGACGACATCAGCGACTGCTCCGGCGCCGCCCAGGAGATGGCCGACATAAAGCTGGACAACATGAAGGGCGACCTGACCCTGATGCAATCCGCTTGGGAAGGGCTGAAGATCACCATTGGGGAGCAGTTTGAGCCGGAGATGCGGAGCCTGTACAGCCTGGGCACGGACGTGTTCGACCTGGCCAGCGATTTTGTGGAGGCCAACCCGACCTTGGTGAAGACCGTGGCCGGGACGGCGGCGGCGCTGATGGGCGTGACCACGGCACTGACAGCCATTGCGGCGGCGAAGAAGGCCGTCGCGGCCCTGGAGCTGGGCACCCTGTTCGGCGTGGGAGCGGGGCCGATTTTGGCGGTGGCGGCGGCCATCGGCGTGGCGGTCAGCGCAGTCACGGCCCTGACGACCGAGGCCACCGAGGGAATCCCGAAGCTGGCGGATCTGACGGAGGAGACCCTGTCCCTGCGGCAGGCCATGGAGGACGCGGGGGACACCTACGACGACACCACGGCCCAGACCCTGGCCACAGTGGCAGCGGCGGAAAACTACCTGGATAAGCTGGACCAGCTGGACCAGGGCTCCACCGAGTACAACAACACCCTGGCGCTGCTGGAGGAGACCATGCCGGAGCTGGGGGAGTACATCACCGAGACCACGGACAAGTTTGGACGGACGACCTATGTGCTGAACACCACCACGGACGCCCTGCGGGAGAACATCCAGGCGTGGAAGGAAAACGCCATGGCCCAGGCGCTCCAGGAGGAGTACCAGAGCGTATACCAGAATTACGCCGCCGCCATGGTGGAGCAGCAGAAAAAGAGCATTGAACTGACGCGGGCCAAGCAGGCCGAGACAGACGCCGAGGCGAAGTACAACGCCATCTGGCAGGAGCGCGCCGCGCTGATCGACGAGGCGGAGAAAAAGGCCCAGGCGTGGAACAAGGAAAACCCGACGCTGACCCAGACCTATGAGGCGTTTTTGGACCGGGAGAAGTACGACGAACTGACCGACGCCCTGGAGGACCAGGACCACGAGTGGGACAAGGCCAGCGACACGGTGGCCACCTACGAGGCCGCACTGGCCGAGTGCGACGAGACCGTGGAGCAGGGGGCGGAGGAAGTCGGGCTGCTGGACGCGGCGTACAAGGAGATGGTCGGGGACGCCCAGGACGGCGCGGACGCCAACCGGGATCTGAATGTGTCCGTGGAGGATGTGGTGGCCTCTGTGGAGGAGCTGGCCGCGGCCTACAGCGAGGCCTACGAGGACGCAAGAGAGTCCATCCGAAAGCAGGAATCCCTTTGGGACGAACTGCCGGAGGTGGCCGCCAAGAGCGTGGGCGAGATCACAAACACCCTGAACGAGCACACGCAATACTGGTCGAACTACAACGCCAACCTGGAGACGATCCTGTCCCATTCGGGGGAGATCGACGGGCTGGCGGCGGTGGTGGCGGACCTGGCCGGGGATTACAGCGAGGAGAGCGTCAACGTGGCCGCCGGGATCGCGGACGCCCTGGAGCGGGGCGACACGGCGAAGGTCACAGAGATGATCAACGCCTGGCTGCGCTATCAGGCGGTCATGGACGAGGCGGCCCGGACCAACACCATGATCACCCAGGACATCGCCGGGGACATGGAGGACATGAGCGCCGCCATCTCCTCCGCCATTGAAAACGCGGAGGACACGGACGGCGCCTATGACGCGGCGCTTCAAGTGGCCATGGCCTACATCGACGGATTTGCGGATCAGTCACCGACGATCTCCGCCGCATTTCAGCAAGTGGCACTGGACGCCATCAACGCGGCCCTGGGCACGGCGTACCGGAGCTTGGAGAACGCAAGCATCGCCACCTCGCAGCTGAAGACGCCGGGCATGGACGGGTACGCCGGAGGCACCACCAACGCCACGGCGGGAATCCACCTGGTGGGCGAGCACGGGCCGGAGCTGGTGAGCTTCCGCGGGGGCGAGCGGGTGCTGACCGCCGCGCGGACGCAGGCGGCATTGGAAAGCTACGGCGGGAACAGCTACACCGTCAGCGTGAACGTGGAAGGGAACGCCACGGAGGACACGGCGCGAGAGATCGCCCGACAGGTGCGGGACGCGCTGGAGGAGATCGACGAGGACAGGAGGCGCAGAGCCTATGTCTAAGACCTACACCACGGTCCAGGGGGACCACTGGGACGCCATCGCCTACCGAGAGCTGGGGAGCACGGACTACACGGCACAGCTGATGTGGGCCAACCAGGAGCACATCGGGACGTTCGTGTTTCCCGCCGGGGTGGTGCTGACGCTGCCGGAGATCAAGAAAACGCAGACGAACCAGAGCGTGCCGCCGTGGAAGCGGTAGGACGGGGGACGGATTCCCACGCCAGTGTGCGCACTGGCTCGGAATGACCCTGCGGGGGACTGGAAAGGAGACAGAGTGTGGAAGAGAGCAGGAGGACGGAGCTTACGGTCTCGTTTGACGGGACGGATATTACGGCGGACATCAAGCCCTATTTCCTGTCCCTGACCTACACGGACGACGAGGACGGGGCGGCGGACGACCTACAGATCAAGCTCCAGGACCGGAACGGGATCTGGCTGGAGAGCTGGCTGGAGGAGGCGGTGAACGCGGCGGCGGGGTGCAAGCTGAAGCTGTCCTGCGCCATTACGCCAAAGGGCTGGGCGAACCAGAGCGGGACGCTGAAAAGCGGCGTGTGCGAGCTGGACAGCGTGACCGCCCAGGGGCCGCCGGCCACCGTGACCATCAAGGGAGTGGGGCTGGGCTTCTCCTCCGCCATCCAGCAGACCAAGCGGTCCAAGGCGTGGGAGGGCTACACCCTGTCCGGGATCGCGAAGGAGATCGCGGGAAACGGCGGCACCACCTGTCTGTACGAGTGCGACAGCGACCCAAGCTACGAGCGGGTGGAGCAGGACAAGCAGAGCGACATCACATTTTTGGAGCAGCTGTGCCAGGACGCGGGGGTGGCGCTGAAATGCACCGACGGGAAGCTGGTGCTGTTCGACCAGGCGAAGTACGAGGCCGCGGCGCCGGTGGCGACCATCACCAGGGGCTGCGGGTACGTGAGCTACAAGCTGAAAAGCGGCACGGCCCAGACCAAGTATGACTCCTGCCGGGTCAGCTACCGGGACCCGGCCACGGGGGCGGTGATCGAGGGGACGGCCTACGCCGACGACTACGACAGCGACTCGGCGGACAACCAGCAGCTGGAGGTCACCGCCAAGGTGGCCAGCGCCGGCGAGGCCCAGGAGCTGGCCGCCAAGCGGCTGAAGCTGCACAACAAGTTCCAGCGCACGGCGGTCTTTACCTTCCCGGGGAACATTGGGTACATGGCAGGGCTGACCATCCAGCTGACGGGCTGGGGCGGGTGGAGCGGAAAGTACATGATCTCCCAGGCCAAGCACACGGTGGACGGGAACGGGTACACCACACAGGTCACCGGGCGGAAGATCGGGTAAGGACGGGGGGAGACGGACATGAGCGGAGAAGGCTGCGCTCTGCGGGTCGGGACTGTGACGGCGGTGGACAACGACAAACTGCTGGCGCGGGTGATCTTCCAGGACAGGGTGGATCACAACGGGCGGAGCGTGACGTCGGACTGGCTGCCGGTGCTGGTCCGCCGGCCCTTCATCCCGGACTATGATGTACAGCCCCAGAGGACGGAGTATGAGAGCGGGGGCAGTGGAGAGGCTGCCTTTGAGGAGCACAAGCACGACCTTGTCATCAAGCCCTGGATGCCAAAGGTCAACGAGCAGGTGCTATGCCTGTACGACGGGATCTTCAACGGCCAGGGCTATGTGATCGGAGGGA